CCGTAGTGGTGATGCGGTAGCGCCCCAGCTTGCACGGTACGCCGTCGTAGATGTAATATGTACCGGCACTCAGACGTGCAGACGGTGTGGTTGCAGTTTCATTTGCAAACAGTGGTGTATTGCTTCTGATCTTCACCGCCTGACCTTTTACCCACTTCTTAGCCGGTGCAGCCTGTGCAGGCTTAGCAGATGCAGCCTTGAACCCGTTCAGCCCCTTTTTCTTGATAGCTGCCGGATAATCTACATAGCACTCGTTCATGTCCACATTGCCCCGAATGCCGCTCACCTTGCCCGTGCTGGACTTCTGCCAGATGCCGTACTGTCCGTGGTAGGTGGTCTTATCCACGCCGTAGTGTGCCACCCAGACAGCATACCGTGCCCGCAACTCTTCTGTGATGCAGTTTTCCAGATGTACTTTGCTGGAGTAAATTCCCACAAAATAGCCTGCCTGTTCTACGGCTTCCAAAAATGCCTTTGCAATGGCGGTGCAGGCTGCCTTGCCCTTTACAAGCACGCTTGGCTCCTCGATGTCAAAATACACGGGGTACTCGAACGTCTTGCCCTTGATAACGCTCAGGCAAACAGCAGCTTCTTGCTTTGCCTCTACCGGCGTGGCAGCGTAGCTGTACCAGTATGCACCGCAGGGGATGCCCTGTGACTTGCAGCCGGTGTAGTTGGCTTCAAACTGCGTGTCTTTCTGCGATGCCTGCTTGCCGTAGCCCGCACGGATAATGGCAAACTTCACACCGTCTGCCTTGACATGCGACCAGTTCACATTGCCTTGATGCTTCGATACATCGATTCCTTTCATACTCATTCACCTTTTCCTTTCGATTGCAGTAATTCCACAGCGTTTTTCAGTGCCGCCGGCAGCGGTACGCCCATCAAGCCGGCGTTTTCCAAAATGGAAATCACCTCATTGCACAGAAACGCAACACACACGCCTGCACGCACATAGTCCATGCCGAGAACCACGTCCAGCTGTGCCGCTACCAGAACCAGCAGCAGAGAGACGCATTTCTTTGCAAGCCCTCTCCACCCGATCTTGCTGGACAGCTTGCCCTTCGGCGATTTTCCGGCAGCTGCGACAATCAGCCCTGTCACATAGTCTACCGCCATAAAGATCAGCAGCGTTGCCAGTGCTGTGTCCCATCCGCCGAACAGCCATGCGACAAAGCTGCCGACAACTCCGACGACTGTGCAGATTGTTTCTTTCATAATTACCTCCTAGTCAATAAATCCAGTGATTGTAAAATACAGCGTAGAACCAGCGGCGATTTTACTGCCAAGAGCATACACGGATACAAGGTTATCTCCGTTGTAGTTTTCTACGGCAACATATGCCCCCACGCCAGACGACGACCGCCCTACACCGGAACAGCCGACAATTTTGGAAAAGTCAAAGGTCGTTGAAGCGATGTACTGCGGTGCTGGATATGAGGTAGCAATATCGTTCTTTAGGACAACACTTCCGGTTATCGTGATCTGTTTGCCGTAGGTGCGATACTTGACAGTGCCGGATTTGGCATAGCCCTCTACGGTCATGGCTACCCAGCCGGAGCCGGTGAGGGTTTTTGCGGCGGCTACGGTGCTGGTCAAGAATGCACAATCGTAATATGCCGTCTCCGAGACAGTTCCGTCTGGCTCGTCCGGCTGTACCAGACGAGCCGTGGTCCAAGACGCATACTTGCCATAGACGGCATAATCGCCGTTCCAGTAACCCCAAGGTAGATATACCCAGACGGTATATGTGTTATGTGCCGTTGGTATCACTTTTACCTTGACATTAGCACAGTTTATGCGATACACAGTAACACCACACGCTTTTGCTGAAGCGGTTTCGGTACTTTGCCAAGCATCTTTTATATGTATCTCAAAAGACGAATTCTGCCGAGCATATCCGTTTGCTCCGTCTCCGGATAGGATACGTATAATTGCCGTATTAAAATTTCCGGACGAAACCAAGGTTCCTAATCTATACCATTGTGCCGTTCCGCCAGCACCGTGTATAACGATAGCACTATTGTTTAGATTCATAAACTTTGATGCCTCTAAACCATTTAGTTTCTTCTTATCTTCGGCAGTCATCAGTCCATGTGTGGTTTCTGTTACATCGCTATAGGTAGTATCTGTGAATTTCGCATTCGCTGGGACATCAGAATTGATAGAATGCGTGATTGGGGTAGCTTTACCATCTCCTGCGATATAAACTGGTTTTGCCGTAGAGCCGACAGCGGTACTTGTTGTATGCGTTACTGCGGTAGATTTGTCCTGCTTTCCGGAAATATCTTGATGTGCTGTGATAACAGTGCCTAAGTCAACTACACCGCTAGTACCTTTACTTGCACCATTCATTTTGATGCCTGTGATAGTACCAGTATTTTTAGTATAGCCTAGTGATTCAACTTTTGACTTTATATAGCTCCATAAAGTAGAAAATTTAACTCGACCAAATTCATTTTTACTTGACGTATCTTGTCTAATGAAATATGTATTATCTGTAGGAGTTGCAGTCCAGCTATTTGTTATTTTTGATAGCAGTGAATCTGCCCCTGCCGCAGTATTATCAACCTTTCCGGAAATATCTTGATGCTTTTGCAGTGCCGTGTCCGCCTTACCCAGACTTGCCTGCACACCGCTTGCAAGGTCGCTCTTGGGGATTCCGGCGGCGGGCTTGGTGTATGTTCCGTAGCCTGCATCGTTTTCCAGTTCGGATACCTTCTCCGGCACGGGAATATTGATAGCCTCATTTTCTGCTGCATTTGCGGAAAATGTCCCCACGCTCTTGCCGTTACGCTGCACAGACAGCACGCCGTCTCCTACAGTCGGGATAGCGGATTTGTCGGCTTTTTGAGCGAGTTCTTTGGTGATTGCCCGATTCTCCACCGGATTGGTGCTTGTTTCGGACAATTCTGCATCTACTTCCACGGCTCCGGAAGGGATATTCACAGTAATCTCCACGCCGTCCAGACCTGTCCAGTACAACGTGTTCTTGTCGGTGTTGTCCTGCCGCAGTGCAATGTTCTGTGACCGGTTGACCAACGCCACAATGCACCGCAGAATTTTGCTTTTTCCGTTATACTGTATCTGCATCCGGTTCTCCCTCCGATATAGTGTAGATCACCTTCATGGTTTGTGCCGCCGTCTTTGTGATCGGTGTGGACAGATTATTGATGGTGGCGAGGTAATTCGTCTGCATCTGGAATGTCCCTGTTTCCGGTGAGGAATTTCGATAGACGTTTTTGAACAGCATGATGTCATTTCCGATAATTGGCGCAATCCACCATTCGCCAGTATATGCATATGTGCCAGAACGGCAATTGGTGGACAGAACAATATTTTTCTCCGTATCAATGATGGCATAATTTTTATGGTCATTGTTGCTGCCGAATGTGTATGGAGCATAGATCAATCCATTGCGCTCAAAAATGCACTTGGTGTAGCCCGGCTGGAAGTTTGACGGGGTTGACATCCTTGTGACATCACCACTTGCAGATAATCTGATTTTATATACAGCATCGCTTTTGAAACAATACAAATATCCGTTGTACACATAGCAGTTAGCCGGCACAATGGATTTGCCTGTTGTGTTTGTGACTAACATCTTAGTCAGTTTAAGCGTATCCAGGGGGATGCAGTATATAATAATGTTTTTTCCGGAATCAATAGAGCTGCCGGTGTTGTTGACCACAACATAAATCGCATTGCTGATTCGATCATAGTTTATAGACGAATAATAAGAATAGAAATTATCGGTTGACAGTTCCACTTTTTCCATTAGTGGATGATAGCTGTAGATGTTCCGGAGAATTGTGATATTCTTCAGATTTGCCCAGCGCTTATAAACGATGATTTTATAATCATACGAGGTGGACTCTGGATTTTTTTCAAATGCGACAGAGTACATCACATCGTTTTTTTCGTCTATGGCAATGGTATATTCCCCATTGTGTGCCATGTATCGGCTGCCGCCCAGTGAGTACAACAAGCTCCCGGACTGATCGCCGCTTGTGGTATAGTTGTTTTCAGCTGCTCCATATCCATCGAATCCAGCCCACTTTGACGTTAGGCATACGCTTGCAATTTTGCCGTTTCCTTTGGACGTGGGGAAATCATAGACATACTTCATGGTTTTTGCGTCTAAGTCCAACCTGGATTCCTCGCTGTTATAATCTCCCCGAAGCAGGCTGTTGACGGTATTCTTGATGCCATACACGCCAGATGCCGTCAGACGCACACCCGGCGGCGCATAGTACTTGGACGCATCTTCTTCCAGTGCTGTGTCAAACAGCAGGATTCCACCCAACAGGGATGTATACAGCGGCTGTCCGATGCTGCTGTACATCACACCGCAGTCTTTCATGTAGCCCTCCTGCTTGAAAATATCTGTCAAGGCATTGGTCACCATATTGTGTTCCAGTACCTTCTCCTGTGATCCGGTGCGGACATCGGTTAAGATCAATTCTGTTTTTCCTTTCAGCATATGTCCTCCTTTATAGCGTGTAGTTGATTGCAAATTCTTTAAGTGTGGCGTTGCCCTCCAGCCATATGCGCAGGGCAATTGTTCTGGCTGTGGTCATGCCGCTGTAGAGTGCGTCAAGGTCTGTTTGCAGGAAGTCTGCCATAGCTGCCTGCTCTGTCCATGTGCTGCCATCGTAGCTATACTGGACAGATACCAGCCCGGTGTAGGTGCATTCCAGAGATGTAATGCCGGTAATGCTGCTGTCTGTAAGGTCGGCTGTTTTGGCAATACAACTGGATACAGATTGATCTGACAGCTGATATACGCCGTCTGTAATGGTGATGTCGCTGTCATAAGTCCCTTTGCTGTCGGTAGTATTGATCAGGAATCTTGTATCTGCCAGAGAATTGGAGATTGCTTCAGAAATACTGCGAAATGTGATCTGTGATGCACCCAGCGTTAGGGCAAAGTGGTCTGTGAACGTCTGTGCAGCCGGTGTCTGCCGGTTCTCTGTGACAACTGTTTGTTTGATGTGGAATGTCATGTCTTCCGGTGCAATTGCAATTTGCTGTTCCAGATAATCTTCCGCAGAAATCACACCGTCCCATGTGCCTTCTCCGGCAAGGAATGTGCCTTCCATGGTGGCGTTGAGTGCTTCTGCATCAATGGTGATCGTGCAGTCCTGGGTATAGAACCGCACGGAAAATTCCTCGGTGGTCGTGCCGGACACGGAAAAGTGGAAGAACAGGTGCAGGGTATGCACACCGTCCTGCAATGTCCACTGCGGCCGAACTCTGCCGATTTCTTCACTTCCCAGATAGTAGGCGGCAGTCAGGATGCCGTCCGTGCAGATGTACTGGTCATCTGTATCTGTTTCTGTGGTTTCTGCTTGCAGCTTGATTTCCGCAAAAAAATTGACCTGTGTGGTTTTCGTAGAAATAAATCGCAGACTGACAACTGTTTTCTGACTGTCGGTTCCCATGAAGATTCTGGCGGCGTTGGTGTAGTTGTAGTAGTGCATCTGCTGTGCATCGAGTGTACTGCTTAACCCGCTGAGAGCCTTGTCTTCGGCAGACTTCGCCCAGTCTATGGTTGGGTCACTGCCATATCCGGCAATCTCATATTCCCCGTGATATGTCCACGTGTACGACATAATGCAGCCAATTGTATCATCAGGTGCAATGCCACCGGTAAACGCAATCACATCGCCTAGATCATAGGCGGGGTCGGCAAACATTGATGCGGTAAATGGCGTGTAATGCAGGGCATGGGCAGTGTCTGATGTCGCATCATCGCCGCTGTAGCTTGTCAGTGCATAGAGTATCGTTTGCAGGAGTTCCGTTTTCTTGGCAGGCAATCCGTATTGTAAAAATGGGTTGGTGCCTAAGTCCATATAGGTGCCGACCAGCTCCGGTACCTTACAGTACAACTGTTTTTCCTGCACTTTATCATAGCAGATAATACGGTTGTATTCCGTTCGAAAGTCAGAGAACTTTGCTCCGGTCAGCCGGTGTTCGCTGGAAACCGTGTCTGTGGCTGCTGTGGAGAAACAGCGAAAGACCAGCTTTCCGCTGCGGTCAATGGTAGCAAATCCGCCAATCAGCTGTGCCAGATAGGAGATGATGTCACGGTAGGTGTCAATGTCGTTTTCCGGATACAGCACAAAATAGCTGTATGTACCATTAGGCAATGCTTGTACGGCGGCTCTGGTCATGCCGAACTCTATGCCGCATAAGCTGCATGCCAGTGTTGCCATGTCATAGATGCTGCCGGAAAATGCTTGTCCGTCATAGGTCTTATCCAGCTTGGACATGTTATCATAAGCAACGGTTTCCCAGCCGAACGCTGTTTTTTCCATGGTAGACATCGTGTAAGGTGTCAAGGGAATTTCTTCCCATGTGTCATCAGCCAGTCGTCTGGATATGTATGCCGTGATCACAGTGCCTTCCTGATAGGGATTCCAGCGAAACCATGCAGGCAGTCCTGTAAATGCCGCCGAAAGTTCGCCGACATATACACCTCCGATTTTCAGCGTACTGGAAGCAGTGCACTGATTGGCAACGCGAAAATTCAGGACGTTTTTATCCGTAAAGGACAGCACTGTGCCCCTGTTGTTGTCGATCGTGCCACGTATGCGGAACTGCTGTACCGGTTGTTTCATGGCTGCTTTGTATTTTTGAGATACCGCATACACGGCACAGCACCTCCTTTATCATATTTCTTCGATTGTGAAGCTGACATTCCATAAACCGTCTGTTCTGGCGGTGCGTTCAGAGCCACTTTCCAAAGATTTTTCAAAATCCCGAATCATGACTGTGCGGCTTTCTTTCGTATCGCCTTTCAGCTGCATCGTCAGTGTATCTTTGATGCTCAGAGCATACAATTGGTTTGCAAATGCAGAGCTGCACTGATAGCTTACGGATACGCTCAGCTTGTCATAGCGTGTGATGATCGTTGCAGTAGTTCCTGCTTCGGTTTCCTTGCTGTTCTCTACTACATCGTGGCTTTCTTTCCACTTCTGTGGATTCGGCAGCTGTACGCCGTTTAGTTTCAGGTATTTTCCCAGCATATTATCTTCCTCCGGAACGGTATTTCATTCGCTGCTCTTGTGTGACAACCGCCTGATAAATTTTACTGCCGTCCAGATAAATCGGTATGATCGTATCACCAGTGTCGCCGCTGTACTGTCCCGCTGCCAATGCAGAGCGTATCGCAGAGGATATGCCACTTGTGTCGATTGCCATGCTTTGTGTGCTAATCGGCACGCTTGGAGCTGCAATTGCCATTGTTCCGGCAAGTCCCTGCATGGCATTTGCCACAAGATACTGATTCTGTCGGATACCGTCTGCCAATCCCTGCATCATATCCGGCATCCACTTCTCATACTCTCGCAACGGTCCGATGTCCGGACGGGAAAAGTGGATATACTGCTTGATAATGTCAGCGACTTCGCCGGCTGCTTCGTGCACCTTGTGAATAAAGCTTTCGATGCCGCCGACAAATCCGTCAATGAGATCGCTTCCCCACTGGAACGCCTTTGCAGGCAGTCCGGTGATATAACTCCATGCACTTTCAAAGCCGCTGTAAATGTGGTTATACACGCCTACAGCCGCAGATGCAGCACTGCTGACAATGTTGCTGAACTGGGTGGATACCGCGCTGTACATGGAAGATGCATGGCTTGATACTGTGCTGTACGCATTTCCCATGGCATTGGAAATCGTGGATTTTACATTGTCCCACGTGGCAGATGTCTGTGACTTGATATTGCTCCATGTTGTGCTGACAGAATTTCGCAAGGTCAGAAATGATGCCGCACCAAATGTAACCAGATTGTTCCATGTACTTGACAGATACGTTTTCACACTTTCCCATGCAGATGCAGTGCTGGTGTAAATGGTCAGTCCGAAATTTGCCCAGAACGTAGAAAAGTTGTTCCAGAAAATCGCAGCCCCCTCAGAAATGTTTTCCCATGTCTGAGAAGCTTTTTCTTTGATCGTGTCCCATGTGTCAGACCAGAAGGTAGAAATGTTGTCCCAGGTGATTTGTGCATCTTCTGCAAGCGTGTTCCATGTGTCAGACAGCCATGTGCTGATTGTATCCCAGTGTTTTACAACAGCAATCACCGCAGCGATGGCTGCCGCAATTGCCAGAATAATCAGCAACACCGGACCAAGTGAGATGTTAAGTGCAGTATTGGCTACGGATATGGCGGTAATGATCGGTGCAATTTTCGCCATAGCAACAAGTAACCCAGCGAGTATTGCAACAAAAGCTTTCATGGAATCTGGCATTGCTCCAAAAATTGTTGCTAAAAATTTGACTGCCGTAGTTATTGGCGGAAGAACTGTATTCAATCCAGTCATAAGTGCTTCGCCAATGGGGACAAGTGCCTGATGCAGCGTGCGGAGATTTGCTTCCAGCATCTGTGCTGGGGTGGTAGACTGATTGTAAAAGTCTGTGGCTGCACCTGTGACATCTTTGTATGTATCCCCAACAGATGTCAGTGCGGTGATAAATTTCAGGCTGCCGTCTTCCGCCATTGTGCCAAACGCTGTTGTAGCAAGATTTAGCTTGTCTTGTTGTGTGGTGGCATTGCTAATATCGTTGACAATGCTGTCAATAACGTCCTTTTGTGTGCCGTTTCCGTTTTTCCATGCTTCAAAAAACTGTTTGGTTTGGTCAGAATAAGAATCTAGGTTCTTTTCAATTGTACCGTCTGCAATGCGGTTTGTGATCTCGTTGATCGCATCATTGACCTTGTCCAGATTATACGCACCATTGTCAAGACCGTTGCTCAGCAGTTGGAAATAATCACTTGCAGAGTATCCTGCCTGTGCAAACTTTCCGGCATACTCCGAAAGATTATCGCCTAGTTCATCTGTCTTGTCCAGTCCATTTTGTGTGCCTTTGACCACGTAGTCAAGGGCTTCGGCTGATGTCAGACCAAACTGCTCCATTAGGCTGTTGACACCACGCATGGTTTCTGACAGGTCAATCCCATAGGATTCTTCCAGTGTGGTTCCGATCTCAGTCAGATGTGTGAGGTCTGCCTTGGACAGATCTTCAAAGTTCTTCTTAACTGTAATCACAGAATCTGCCACGGTGTCCATGCTGTCACCAACACCATTGCCATATACATCTTGGATAATGTCTGCTGTTTCTTCTGCTGCCGTTCCTGTTTCTCCAAAGTAGGATACCACTTTTCTGGTGGCATTTTCCGTTTCATTGAATTCGTCCATAGACGCTTTGCCAATTTCCACGATTTTATCTGCCACGCCGGACAGTTTTTCAGATGCGTCCATAAATGCACTGCTTTTCAGCGTTTCTCCAGCTTCGTCAATGCTTTCCTGCATCTTGTCTGCGGCATCGGCCATGTCCTGCATACTGTCTGCTGCCGGCTCTGCGGCATTATCCATTTCTGATATGCTTTGTGCAGCACGTTCTGCGGATTGCTCCACATCACGCATATCCTCTGTAATTTCATTGACACCGCTGCCACTGTCCAGATTCCGCAGATCATCTTTCAGCTTTTCCAGAGATTTCGTTGTCTGAATAATTTCACGCTGCATGGCGTTTTGCTGATCTGTATTGTCTACACCTTTTGCCGCCTGCTCTTTCAGCTGTGCAAGAACTTCTTTTTGCTTTTCCAGCTTTTCTGCGGTTTGTTCTGTCATTTCACCCAGATACCGCTGTTTTTGTGCAATGAGTTCCATATTGCCGGGATCCAGTTTCAGCAGCTTGTTGACATCGTTCAGCTGTGACTGCGTAGATCGCAGGCTTTTTCCAATGTCAGACAGCGATTTCATCAAACCAGACGCATCACCGTCCAGTTCAATTGTAATGCCACGAATCTTTTGATTTCCGTTTCCTGCCATGATTTCACCTCCTAAAAAGCATCAAAGTCTGCCTGCACCGCAAGGCTAGGATAATCGTAAGAATCGTTCAAGGATTCTATTATCATATCACTCACCATGCCGATGGTCAGCAGACTTAGATCTGTCATATTCAGTCCCATTTGCGTACACCGCAGGAGAAACAATGCGGTATTTATTTCTCGGTCAATGGGTCTTTCTTTTTTTTTACATCTGAGGTGGACTGTGTGTTGATTCCCCACAGTTCCAGAATCTGCGGCAAAACACTTACCAAAGACATAATGCCAAACTGTGCAAGCCAGTCCTCAATATTGTCCGCTGTATTTTCTCGATCAGCGTGATATGCCATGATATACGCAATATTTTCCAGTGCTTCCGTATTCATTTCGCCGAAGTCTACGCTCTTTTCCAGTTCTTCCGGATTCTGCTTTGCGATTTCTTCTACGTTTTTATTCGGTGCAACCTGCTTTATCAATTCTCCCATATCTGCAAAAACGTCACGCCCGAAGTGGATACGATACAGACGGGGGATAGACGCATCTGCACGGAACAGTACCGGAACACCATCAATCATGATTTCCTTGGTCATGCCCTTATCAATTTTTACATTCATTCTGTCGTCTGTACCTCCGTGGTTGTGTCGGGCATGTATACTTTGCCAAACCAGCCATTGTATACGTCAGCAGTGGTTTCAGAACCGGAACGGCACTTTACCAATCCGTTCGGCAACGGTGTTGCAGACAATTTCAGCGTATCTGTCTGCGGTGTCTTTGTGGCTTCTGTGGTCTTGCCTGCCACAGACGGACGGGAAGCACTGCAATTGTACAGCCAGTGTCGGATGTGCTTACGGTCGCCCTTGAACTGGAATCCAAGTGCAAACTCTTCCAGCTGTGCATCAGCATTCTCGATCAGCACGCCATTCTTGTCCTTGGTCTGATTCAGGATGTCTGTAGCAAATGACTCCGGAATCATTGCAATTTCCAGATCACCATCATAGCCGTTGTTGTTATTGATAACGAAATACACGCCGTCATCTGCGTAGAAGTTCTCCGGTTCGCCGTTGGCATCCATGGACAGGTTGACAGCACCCGGAATTTTGACCGGTGTTGCATAGGTGATTTCTCCTGCTTCGCTTACTGTCTTTTTGGCGTAGACAACGTTTTCCAAACCGTATTTCACTTTGTTTGGGGTATTGGTATTAGCCATTGATAATCAGCTCCGTTTCGTATGTGATTTCATACATCTTTTCCGATGCGATATAGGTTTCTTCCTTGGTGTACACAATGCCGTTCTGTTCCAGCACCTGTTCCACCATTGCTTCTGTTTGCAGGTCTTTTCTGTCGGTATACAGATCTATTTGCAGGGCAGTGATCTTCTCATAGATGCTGTCGTCTGCAAGAAAATCATTCTGCGCCGGATAGTCAAACACGATCCACGGCAATTCCGGTACGTTTTCTTCGTCCCAGTGATGATAGGTGTACGGCAGACCAATTGCATCAAGCAAATCTTTGATAGATTCATAGGTCATGTGCCGTTCTCCAATCGCCGCTTTACGGATTCTACAAATTCTTCGGTATACTCGGATTCTGCCGGTCTGATATGTTCGATGCCGTCTACCATGCCGCCATTCCGCTTTGCGTGTCCGTATTCCAACAGATGGGCAATTTGTGGCTTGTTCTTGTTGTGGACAACTGCCGTCTTGATCAGACTGCCAGTTCCTCTGCGGTCTACCAGTTTGCACGTCCAGCCGTTTCGGTACGGTTTCCGCTTTGAGCCGCCTTTCGGGGAACTTTTCCGCAGTGCCTTTGCGCAGGCTTCACCGGATCTTTCGGCTTCTTCGTTCAGCACCTTTACGGCATGATCGCCGTAGTCTGCCAGAATCTGTGCGATTTCATCAGCTACCTGTCCGTAGTTGACGCTGCCTTTCATATGGCTCATGGCTGTACACCGCCTTTCTTTTTGACATACAGTTCCAGTGTGTCGTTTTTGCCCTGATATGTTCGGTACACGCTGTAGCGGCTGCCGTTGTACTCACAGACTGTTTCGCCGGCATAGTCCGGCGCGAATACGGTGAACCGGTATTCCGGCTTAATGCCGTTCCTGCCGGCTTCCAGCCACTCCGTACCGGATACGCTGGACACATTGCAGAATACTTGCCGCTTGGATTCGTCCTGCTGTTTCTGGATGCCGTCTGCACCTTTGGAGATATTCTGCCGGATCAGTGTCAGCACATCACTGCGATCCACTCGAATCCCTCCAATCTGTGTATCCGGTAGCCATGGACAGCTGCGCCTTTTGTTCATCGTAGGATGCTTTCAGTCGGTCGTAATCGTCTGGCTGTCCGAAATTCATCCGACAGTAGGTGACAATGGCACGACTGACCAGATGGTCTGTTTCTTCGGTTTCTGATACACCGGCAATGCCCAAATCCAGCTTTGCCGCTGCGATCAGATCTAGGATTTCATCGTCAAACGCATCGGTGCAGACACGCAGTGACAACTTTGCCTTATCCAGCATTGCCATGGTGCATCACTCCTCATTCGCCAGTGGTTTTGAATGTTACCTTGACAAATGCCTTGGGATTTTCCAGACCGGCATCAAACAGGGAATAACCGCCAACGACAGTGTTGAACGTCTTTGATTCCTGCTGATTGGAGATGTACAGTTCCTCAAAGTTGTTCGCCAACAGACTGGACGGCACGCCGACATAAGCGGTGTTGTCCGCTACATTTTCATCGATCTTGACGGCTGCACCATAGATATAGCCTGCAATTTTAGGATCACCTGTCTGATCCGGCAGGAAGATCGGTCGCTTGTTTGCGTCCTGAATGCCAAACAAACCGTTCCACACGGTGTTGCTGTTGGCATAGACGCATCTTACGCCTTCTTCCTTTACCTTTGCCATAATACCACGAATTGCCGCATCATCGTATGCCTGATCGGTCAGCACATTGTCAGTATCAATGCCGTAGGTGGTGCTGTCCAGCTGTGTGATGCAGCGCTTGTCCTTTGCATTACCGATACGCCGTGCCAGATGTTCTGCGATCCATGTTTCAAATGCAGCAATAGACTGCCATGTCATCTTTCTGGTGATGACCAGATGCTTTTTGATTTCTACGCCGTCCAGAGACAGCTGATCCCATGTGTCCTGTTCGTCATCGTTTGCCACGCCTTCGGCAGTTTCTTTGGCATCACCCTGTTTGATAGACTTGATTCGGGGAATTGCAAAACCGCTTGTCATGCCGGACTTGGTAGCATCGGAATAGATTGCAGTAGACGACTGTACCAGGTCAACAATGCGGTTCATGATCTCTGTCGGGACAGGTGCAGCAGTGTTTGCAGTAGTCATGGTATATGCCGCACGTTCCTGCTTGGTCATTTCGCCCAGCAGATGCACACCGTCACGCACGGCCATGTTTTTCAGCCATGCTGTGCAGTATTCCGGACTGTTGCGATTGTAGGACTGCTCCGGTGTTCCGGTGCTGTCAGACGGGAACGATCTGGTGACAGTGCCTTCTGCGCCTGCCGCAACACGACTTCTCAGCTGTGCCCGGCGCTGTGCCATGTCATGCAGCTGTGTACGCCGTGCTTCCAGTGCGTCAACCTCACTTGTCAGTGCGTCAATGTCGGCGCTCTCAGACTCCATTTCTACGCGGATTGCAGCAAGGCGCTGCTCTACGCCTTCAATAGTCAATGCTCTGATTTCTTCCGGTGTCATATCTCATACCTCCATAAGTTTTAGTTTGAGTTCCAGTTTCTTTCGTTTGCGAATGTGATCCAGTGCCTTTTTGCGCTCCGCCGCAATTTCCTTGATCAATCCGTCAGAGATACTGCGTGCACTGATCTGTGTGGCATCATTGGCAGGGATAGATACTGCACTGACATCGTACAGCTTTCGGATTTTTGTGATAGTCCGTGTTACCGTGATGGTGTTGTGTTCCTTGTCCTCCACATACTCCGATTTCTGTTCGCCTACTACAAATCCAAACGACATTTTTGTCGTGTAGCCACCCTTGATTTCTTCGTACAGCTGATTGCCGATGGTCGTACCAGACAGATCTGCCCGGAAATACAACCCGATGTTGTCCGGGTTGAGTTCCAATGTCTTGTTTGACGTTCTGGCAAACACTCTGCCCCTGTGGTCATACTGCATGATCACGTCAGACATATCGCAATCCTCAAACGCTCTGCTGTCGATTTGTTCATAGACTTTGTAGTCTCCAAAATCATACAGCAGATATGGCTGATCAAACGTTGTTGCATAGCCGTCTGCAATCATGCCGGAATCATCTCCAGAATTGCTGCGTACAGAAAAACTCTGCATCAGCCGGTATTCCCGTCCGGCACTGAGCCGCTGCATCAGTTGTTCCATTTCCTGTTCCGTCATTGCTCCACCTCGTCTTTCTGGTTTTCTTCGGTATCTTCCAGTTCCTCTGTGCGTTTATATTCGCCACGAATGGTGCGGACATCGCCGCCTTCCACTGGCGATGCGTTGAATATCTCACGCACTTCATTGACAGAAAAGACACCTCTGTCCATCATCTGAGATGCCACTTTCAGCTTTTCTGTGGTGGACATATATTGCAGCCGGTTAGATGTCAGCATGATGCCGTTCCCGTTGGTGCGTTCCACAGGTGTGTAGACGCATTTCGTCATCACATCGGAAAACTGTATGGCAAACGGTTCTATGCAACCCTCGTAGAACGCCTGCCACGCATCGCCGTATGCCTTGCTTTGCAGCACATCTTCATTCACGCCAAAATAGCTGTATACGTTGTTCTGGATCTGTGCCGCCTGCTCTTTGTCTACCGTGTAGGACGTTTGGGACAGCTGCTTAATGTCGCTGTAGGTATTCGGAAACAGCAGGATTCCACCGCCGTCCGCTTCAAAATTCTCCCGTGAGAATCGCTTTCGCTCTTTCGCAAGGTCTTCCGGTTTGGTGAAATTGTTGATTCTCGCCATGAACCGGTAGGTGTTGCTGTTCTTGACTGCTTCGGTGATCGCCTGATTCTGCAAGTGGATCAGCTCCATGGTGGGGGTCAGAGCCGCATTGCTGCTGCCGAAGAAATCGTCTTGATACTGAAATTTGGTCAGTATCCCACAGCTGAGCAGTTCCACCGCTGCTGTTTCACCGGATGAAAACCGATACCGCAGAAACGGTTCGCCGTGTACATCAATGATGCTGCACTGTGACGGCAGCACGGGATAGTATCCGGTGATTTCATCGTATGCTCCGAACACAGGGACAATAAACGCCGTATTCTGCATATCCAGAATGGTGGACAGGCGATAGAGAAACTGTCCCCACGTCTGCCACTCGTTTGGGCTTTGTTTCAGTCTTGTCCGCAGCTTGGGCTTTGCCGTGCCCATGATGTCTGCTTTCAGCTTGGAAATGTGCCTTGCCCGGACATCAATGGCAGACCGCACAAGTGCCGATTCGTATAGGCACCCGTGCCAGTTGGTGAATACCGGTGCATATCCGGTCAGCGTGCGGAAATACGATGCAGCTGCCGCAGTGGATTTCGATGGACGATTGCCCCATAATTTTTGAAACAGCCCCATGTACTCACGCTCCGTTCTGTAGCTGTATGCCGTATTGGTCGTAGTATTTCTGCCGGACAGTGAAGGCATCTGCCAGAGCCGCACAGCCGTCAATGTGTGCGTTGGCAGACAGCTTTACCAGTTTGCCCCGTCCTCGTTCGTTGTTCATTTTGATTGCTGCATTCAGCAGATGCAGCTTTAACAGGTCGTTGTCACCGATGCAAATTTTTTTGTCTTTGAACAGTCCTTCCATTTCCAACAGCACCGGATAAAGGTTGTCACCCTGATACACATCATCGGTGCAGAATCCATACGTTTTCAAGTCCTGAATCAGATACTGTGAAGAATAGCGGTCGTATCCCACCATTAGCGGATAGATCTCATACTGTTCGATCATGTCGCACAGCCAACGGTAGCAGTCATGGTAATCCACAAAGTTTTCGCCGGACAGTTCCAGCAAGCCACGCTGCACATAGATCTGATAGGGAACACCGTCCCGTGCAGTGGCTTCCTCCAGTTTTTCCGGCGGCAGCCAGAACTTTGCAAACACATACAGCACACCGCCTTTTTCAATGACGATCGTTGCTGCTGTCAAGTCCGTGGTCTGTGACAAGTCTACGCCGGCAACGCAATAGCTGCCCCGGAAGTCTTCCAGATGCAGCGGCTTTCCGCAGGCATGTTCCACCGCCGTTGCATTTAGCCATGCCTGAGAACTGGACTGCTTGATGTTGCAGTATTTCGTAAGAAATTCCGCTTTCTTGGACAAGCTGCCCTCTGCAACTGCGATTTCTTCCAGCATATAATCTACTGAAACAGATACACCCAGATTCGGGTTAGATTTTCGCAGTTCGTTGATGTCGTTCCACTTCTCAATGTCATCGATCATGTACAGCAGGGGAAACAGCCGCTTTTCCTTGCTGTCGCCTTTCAGAAATCGGGTGCACCGCTTGATCAGTTCATCATAAATGCCGTCATTGACGTATCCGGAAGTAGAGCAGCTCAGCAACAACGGCTGCCGTCTGGCTCCAAATGCGGACTTCATGACCTCGTACTGTTTCAATCCGGTATCTCCAGGCCAGCTTGCAATCTCATCACAGATGACCAGATGCGGATTGAATCCGTCAGACTTCTTAGCGTTAAATGCAATTTTCTTGACGCTGCTGTTGGTGGATTCCACATAGTAGTCAGACTTACGCCGCTTGATCAGATCCATTAGTTCCGGTTCGCTGGCAATGGTTTGCCAAATATCGTGATAGACAATATCTGCCTGATCCAGCTTGGGAGCAACGCAAAATATACGGGCACCATATTCGCCGTCCATGAATAGACAGTACACAGCAATGCCGGATAAAAACAGTGTCTTGCCGTTTTTCCGCCCGACAACAATCGGGACTTCCCGAAACTGCCGGTTGCCATTGTGATCCAGAATGCCGAAGATGACCGAAACACAAGCACGCTGCCACAGTTCCAGACGGAGCAGCTGCGGTGCAAGTGAACCCTCACTGTGGTGGCAGAAGCTTTCAATGAACCGAATCGCACGAGAAGCTTTCTTTTGGTCAAAGGTAAACTCGCCGCTTTCCAATCCATGTATCACATAGCGATATGCCAGCCGTACCCATTCGCCAACTGGGATCGTGCCGTCTTCGATCTGCTGATAATAGGCGTAAATGTCATTCGTCATTTGTAAATGCGTCCAGCTTGGATTTCTTTTGTTCCGGCGGCAGCATCTTATCTAGCTTCTCAATGATCGTGGTGTAATTTTTCAGAGAAGTGTTGTAGGCGGAGATTTCCGCACTGGCTTTCTTGCCGGATTGTGCCGTGCCGTTCTGGTAGGTGTCCACACACCCTTGACTGTTGATCTCGGTTTGCAGATCTTCCAGCGTGACTTTCAGAAACGCTGCATTCTGGATCAGCGGCGTTACGATCTCCAACTTGTTGGCAGGCAGGGCAGCATACAGTTTCAGCAGTCTTGCGTTTTCTTTTCGGATTCGGTTCTTTACAGTCACTTTCGGACATCTCCTTTCCGGACACACCCCTTACGCACGCATGGAGAGGAAAATTGACCTCCACCCATCGGTCTCCAAGAGGGTATCTCAAATTTCAGAATAGGGGGGACTACCAGCGAGCCGAAACGCTGCCGTCTGCATTGATGCGGCAACGTTTGCCGCCGTGCAGTGCGGCATGACAGTCACGACAGACCAGCTGCAAGTTGTCCCAGCACAAGGACACAGCTGGATCATGGATATTGTCCGGTGTCAGATGCACCTTGTGGTGTACGATCACACCGGCAGTGTGCAGCCCTCGTGCAAGGCAAGGTTCACACAGTCCGCCTACTGATGCGGCATACGCATCACGGCATTCACGCCATGCACGGGACTTGTAGAACGATTCTGCAAACGCCTGCATTGTAATCCTCCTAACACAAATACCGGCACGTTTCCGTACCGGTATCTTGGTTTCTATTCTCATTATACACAAAACAGGACTGCCATTCAATGACAGCGACTGCCATTCAGTGACAACTTTTCCAAAGCGTCTGTATGGCGGCGTAATATCGTCCGGACAGAGTAGTGCATTTCCTCTGCAATCTGTTCCCAACTTTGGAATACGATGTACCGCCGAATCAGCACAGCTTCCAGTTCTGGATTGTTCAGAGCGGCAATGCAACACTTGATCTCTCGCTGTGTCTGCTGTACGACCTGCTCTGTCTGGGAACATTCTGTTTCTGTATACTTGCCGCACATCGTCATGGCTTCCAGCTTCTGTGTTTCGTGCAGGCAGCGTTGCAGCCATTCTTTTTTCTTTGCCTGTTCCTGTGTCATGGCTTCACCTCCGACCTGCTCTTTTGATTATTTTACATTACCAACCAATCTGTAAAGTTCCTCTGTAGTTCGCTTGATTTTTTCGTCAATGTATTCTTTTAAGCGTTTTTCTCGGTATTCTTTTAAGCGTTTTTCTCGTGGTGTATAAAACCACTTTGCTTTGAATTCTTCCACAGTTTTGAAATAGCTTTCTTTTGAAATATCGCAACTATCAGCCCACTCCAGATCATGTGCCAGTTTCGCAACATCCTGCATAAGGTCATTCAGTTCTGCATCTTTCATCTGTCCGCACAATTCATCTTGAATCGCTGAATAGATATATCCATGACTTCCACCGCTCATTTTATCTCACCCCCACAACAGTGCAGCTATCCCAAGCATCACAGTCGCCCCAAGCAGAGCAAGTGCCGCCTTGTTCCAGCCTGCTCTGCTCAGACATTTTGCAATCAGCAGTCCGCTCGGAATCAGCAGCACAAGGGTCAATGTCATCTGTCCCATACCGCATTCACCTCCGCACCATGATTTCTTCTGTTGTGGTCGGGTATGCTTCGGTTTCTCCGGAAAGCACAGCATTCAAGTGTTCTTTCGCAGTTTCATACCTTGTCCTTGCTGCCCGCACTCGCTGTTCTGCTTCATCGATCTTTCTGGCTGTGGGAAGCATGTCCTCGATCAGGCGGATTCCGCCAATTGCCCAGATCAGAGCAATGTCCGCATGTGTCACAATGCCGGGGTAAAAAATGTACACATAGTGGATCTTCTCAAATTCTTCTTCCGTGAACGGTTTGTCTGTCAGTCTTTTGAATTCTTCTTGCAGCATTTGCCTGCTCCTTTCTGCATATCTCGTTCGTAGTATTCTGCCATGTATCTTCCGTAGCTTACGCCATAGGCAGCTGCCTGTTTGATGCACCAGTTCAGTGTGCCTTTCTGCGGTTTCTTTTTCGCCATTTCATTTCCTCCGTTTCTTGTACAGATCCCATTTTACTTTCTTTGCGGACTCCGAAAGAAATACAGTCGGGTCGGCAAGCTGTTCCTGCATCCGCTTTTCCCGTATCTTCTCACGCTGTTTTGCGTACCGGATATATCGGTCACACATACTATGGCAGCCGATTTCACGTTCCGGACAGTTCTTACATGGTGCTGTCATGGTCAACCTCCAGATTTCGCATCACTTTTTTCAGGTTCATCAGCTGCCATTTTCAGCAGCCGCTTTAACTTCTCATTTTCCTCTTGCAACTCGATGATGTATTCATCTTTGTGATCACAATGCACGCAACACAAGCCGGAGATATTTGCAAGCGGACTTTTGATTGCCAAGTTAATTCTCCATTGCTGCAATCGCTTTATGACACATTCTCGCTCTGCTTTTTCTTTCCGCAGTTTTTCTATGGTTTCAGCGGCGATGAACAGTGACTTGATTGCTTCGGTTGCAATGCTATCCGTTACTTGATCGGAAAGCTTTTTTCGTTTCCCAGTTTCATTTTCCTGTTGCCGTCTGTTCCAAGCCAGACACGCCTTGTACTTATTCTCATACCATTCGCCGGTGCTGTTATGCACGCCGCATTTAGAACAGAACAGCTTGTAATCATGTCCCTCACTAGGGTCAATTTCATAAATATCGCTGATTACGGGAACAGCACCACATACTGCACACCGCATCAGATGTTCTACCAGTTTTCCCATGTTACCACCTCTCTTGTCCTTTTGGGCTTGATGCCATTGTTTCTGAAATATCCACGATCCGCACATACAGTCCGGGGTGTTCCTTGTGCCAGATCTTTTCGATGTGCTCTCTGGCTACCAGTGCATCATCTTTCCAGTATCCCAAACCGGTCATGACATCTTTCAACGCTTTGTTCAGATTGTCTGTGTCCGGTCGGGTGGTCTTATACTCGCCGTCAACGTGCGTCTTTCCCTTGTACGGGAATCGCCATGTGACATACAGTGCCACTGCTCCGGTCAGCGGCTTTCTGGGCGTATACGGTGCAAGCACCAGCCGGAGCAACTGTTTCGCCGCTTTTGCCTGTTTGCTTTCGTATACAATCACTCTGCCGTTTTTTTGAGTGTACTGCTTTTCTTGGGCGGTGGAACGGGGCGGGTCAAACTGTACGTTGATTTCCATGGGTATCCTCCTGCTCTGTGTCAAAGATCAGCTACCGCACAGCATCATCTCTGCCGCCCCATTGCTCTGCCATGGCTCTGGCGATTCCGGGGAATGTTTTGCTCCTGTTTTTTGCACGGTCTTTTGTAAAAACG